GGTTCGTTCTATGGGCGTAACAATGAAAATCGAACAAATCGGGTTGCAAATGACGGGCGCAACCGGGGTTGTCCGTATGTATCTTTTCCATTCGTCCCAAATTGACCCGATAAAGACGTTTGATTTGAATTTTACGCAGACAAACGGCGGTTTTCAATGGTTCCCGTTGAAAGATTGTTATTTACCGTATATCAGTACCGGAAACAACGCCGGGGGGTCGTGGTTCCTTTGTTACAACCAAAACGATTTGCCCGCCGGGATGCAGGCAATTAACATGACAAAGGATTGGAGCCGGGAGCCGTGCGGGACGTGTACGGGTTACGTTGATTTGGAGCGTTGGCGGGAAATAACCAAGTATTTACAGGTATCCCCGTTTATGATGAACGCCCCGGAAACATTCGACGAATACCCGGAGTTGTGGGATATTGCGTTGACGATGTACACCAATACGCAGAATTACGGGTTGAATTGCGAAATAACCGTTGGTTGCGACCTAACGGATTTTATCATTAAGGAAAGGCAAATTTTCCAAACGGTTATCCAACGACAGGTCGCCGCAATCATGTTGCGCACGTTGGCAATGAACCCCGATGTTAAGGTAAACCGGAACCAAGTAAACGCAAGCCGGATGGAAATTCTTTACGAGTTGGACGGCAACGTTGAGGGTCGCCCCGGCGGTTTGGGTTATGACCTAAAAAAAGCATACGAGGCGTTGCGGTTGGATACGCAGGGTATCGACCGTATTTGCCTTACTTGTAATAACCACGGTGTAAAATACCGGACAACATAAGATTATGGCGGGGTTAAAGTCAATACAGGATTTACGCAACCGGGTTGCCACGTTCAACAACGGGTTATCGTCCGGCGCATACATTCAACAAATCATTTGGGACAATGACGCCTATATTGTTGATATGAATGCCGAGGAACAATTGTTTGAACAAGGTATTAACCGT